CTCTCTTGTTCATTACCATTTAGTCTTGCGAACATTAACACGGGGCCCTTTAGACTTCTTAGCCATGTCTGGATTAAATTCTTCTTCCTCATCATCGGAATCCAAGTCTTTCGACAAGTCCCAAAATTGCTTGCTACCTAGTTTGAATGGTCCATGTCCTTCTGCCTTATACCAATAGATTGTATCTCCTAACTTGTTTGACTTGCAGTTGTTATCAATTACCAAACACTCGAAATTCTCCGTTGTTTGCTTAATGACTTGCTCAAAGGAGTCAAACGTTGGAAACATTCCCGCATAATTTTCCCAAATGCGCTTCCTATTTGACTGATACGGCTCTCGCAGAATAAAAACGTAGTCAACATTTGTTCTTAACGCTGGAGGCACACCTAAAGGATACTGCATTGTGATGACCAGCATAACTTTCCAATGGCGACCATTCATAAACAGCAAACGCATCATCTTATCTCGAGCCCAAGAATCATCATACAAACAATCGTCCAGAATCACAAAACATCGCGGATCTAATTTGGTGGTTTTATAGGTAGCGACTTCTCTATTATATTGCTTAATACAAGCTTTTTGCCGTTTCAATATGTTCTCAATGATTCCAGTATTGTACTCATTGTGGATGAATAGCTTTGGTACCATCTGTCCATAAAAACCATTTCCCATCTCAGTTCCAGATATAACAGTACCTACTGGAATGTCCTGATGATAATACAACAAGTCGCGAACTAGAAAACTTTTACCCGTGTCACGTCTTCCAATAAGAACAACAACAGGACCTTTATTCTCGTCTGGCTTAAACTTAATGTTTCGCATATTCCACTTTTTCAATTGTAATTGGTTTTGTTTGCTACTCATTGGCTTCCTATAAACTAAGAACTCTTTTTTGTATAACCGTTTGACGCAAATATGAGTTAAAAGCTTTTGTTTTTTATTGTACTATTGGGTAGAACATGAAGATAGAGTTCAGCTATAAGAAGCCTGCCATTGAAGAACTTGTCAAACAAATGGAACACGAACCTCTTGGTTTTACCAAAGGACAACTATACTCACCCATCAACGATATTTTCCTTGAGCTAAACGAGACTAATTTTCGCTCTACTACTTTGAACTTTCCATTCATTTTCAACTCCATCAAGGAACAAGAAAGCACAGAAGATGACCATTGTATCCAATTATTGTGCGATGGTAACTCCAAACAGATAACAAATGAGGTTTTCGTGAAATATTCACCTCTCTTAGACCCAATTAGGTATTTAGTTGGAAAGTATGACATAAGCTCTGACTCATTGAAAAACTTACCGACTATTAACCCTTCCTACGCACATCCAAAAATCCAAGACTATGATAACACTAGTTATGTGGATGGCTTCTTTTCATACTTATCAAGTCAGATGCTCCATAACCACGGTTTTATAAATGCACTTGATTGTTATGGAACACTCATTGGCAGAAAACGACGATTTGTAGTGGACGCATTCGATGACTTTGAATATCTAACGAACAGCGAGTTTTTCCTATCCAATAAAGATGTGTTGTACGAACTGACTGATGCTGGAATACAAATGATGGGTGAAATGCTGGAACACGATTCTAGATCAAAGAAAAGGAAATTATGTTTAGGAGAGTCGTTAGAACAGTTAGAGTGTGATGATTTTAGCGAAATTGAGCTTTTAAACGACGTATTTGAAAAGAACGAGTTGGCTGATAAGACACAATTCTTAGAATTAACAGAGGAAGTTGTAAATGCTCTCAAGGAAGAACCGGATTCGAAAATAACTGGAAGGTCAAACGCTCATTCTCATTCCAGAAGTGACTCTACAACGTGTAGCTCCAGAACCTCTATAACACGATCTTCTTCGTCATCAAGGGGGAGCACGGCCGAAAGCGAGGATTCCGAAGATAATGGTAGTCAGTGTTCTACTAACTCTAATAGTGATAACTCTGGCTCCGATTCCTCTAGTAATAGTGATGAAGAAGTGTGTAATATAACAATCTATGACTTCCCGTCTCAAGCCATTTTTCTTGAAAAGTGCGATAATACTTTAGATTATCTCTGTGCTCACGATGAGGATTTCGGTAATAAGGAGCTAATAGCAGCGCTTATGCAAGTAATTATGTCCCTTATTGCTTATCAGAAGTGCTTTGAGTTCCAACACAACGATCTACACACTAACAACATTATGTTTGTTTCAACTAAGAAGCAATTCATTTATTACAAAGTAAACGACAGTCACTACAAAGTGCCTACTTACGGGAGAATATTCAAAATTATAGACTTTGGCCGAGCTACATACAAGTTTCGGGGACACAATATTTGCAGTGATAGTTTCCATAAGGACGGAGACGCTCATACACAGTTCAACTTTGGAAGGCACTACAATAAAGACCGCCCAAGATTAGAACCCAATTTCAGTTTCGACTTGTGTAGATTGGGCACCTCACTCATTGACTTCTTGACAGAAGATCTTGATGATATCAAATCGTCTAAAGATCCAGTTGTCCTCCTTGTTAGCGAATGGTGCGAAGACGACAAAGGAAGGAACATTTTGTGGAAGTCAAACGGTGATGAGAGATACCCCGGTTTTAAGCTTTACAAGATGATTGCTAGGACTGTTAGCAAACACACACCTTTAAGCCAGCTGGAAAGACCTATTTTCCAGAAGTTTAAATGTGCGCGGAAAAACATCAAAAAAGGCACTAACATAATGAACATTGACATCCTGCCAAGCTACGTAAATTGTGATTGACTATAACTAAATATAAGTTCAGTTGAAGTCAAACTGATATGATTAAAATCCTGGAGCACCCGTAAATGCTCCAACAGGTTGAGGAGCAGCTACGCTGGAATCGCCAATACTCTGCATAATGTACATTCCTGCCAATGAACTAACAAAAACCAAAACTGTGTTCTTAATATGGGCTTTAAATGGCGTCCCATCTTTACGGATAAAACGTGCTTCCAAGACACTAAACAAAGCAAAAATAATAGCAATAACTGAAGCAATTGCCAATGAGTTCTCCATCTAACTACCAACAATAAAAAGGGAATACGTTAATAACGCAATTTCCTAAGCAAATGATAATCCACTCTCTAAAACTTGGGCTCACCTAAACTAACAATATCATCCAACTCTAAGCTTACAGAGTCACCGATGTTCAGTCGTTCTTCATCCTCATCCTCTTCCTCTTCTGCCTTTCTTTTCGCAAAATTAACTTCGCTAATATGTTCAAGTCTATCAATTGTCTTAGGAGCCTCTATTACTTCCTTCACACCTTCTACACTAATGGCCTCATCACTATCGTTAAACTTCAGTGACGCAGGTTTCTCGACATCATCCATCTCCTTAGCTACTTGCGTTGATGTCTCAATTGTGCTTGAGACGCTGTTGTTTGACGTCTCGTGTTCATCTGTGTCCACCGTTAATGCTGTGGCAAGTTCATCCGCCTTCATAACACTGTTTGTGTCCTCAGCTACGTTTGACGTTGCTCCTCCAGATGAATCATTATTACCTTCCTTCTGTGTTTCAACAGTAGGTTTGTCCAACGGCTTAGACTCCTTGCCGTTTGTCTCCTCTTCATCGTCATCACAAGGAACATTTACAATTTCTTCCTTAGTCTCTACGTCCTCTTCAACGGTCTCATCCATATAAGCTCTTAATATCCTCTCAGTGGGAACGCTTTCTCGCACTGTATTCATTATACACTCACGGATTATCATCTCCAATTCTCGGTTATTCTTTTGAACTTGTAGAGAAGGAATATCCGTTTCAAATAAATACACATTAGTGTATATCTTGCGAGCACAATTGATATAAATGTTATGAATAAAGGACGCTAGAGATGGAATCTCAATTTCTACCTTCTTCTGACGTTGCCCGACACGAACACAACTCAAAGTCTTCAACTGGATAATATGGACACAAGAAAGAAGGTCCTCTAGATAATTACAACCACTCTTTTCAACAATACGCTCTACTTCTGCCTGAACAATTGCAGTACTCCATTTTGGAATCTGACTTAGATAGTTCTGGAAAGTCATCAAATACTTGCTTGATTCATTGTGCTTGGTGGCAGTCGTGAATGCGTCTTTCCAGATTGAGTTGAATCCCGATATTATCAACGGAGTAAGAATGTTCAAAAGACGCACGCTCCACTCATTTCGTGATTCAATTAAGCTAGTCACTGAATAATCGTCCATATTTACATAAAACTCATATAATGAAAGTCCTTATCACAACGAATCAACCCCAAATACAACACAACACAAAGAATCATCTTTTCGTTCCTATATTGGCCACGTATCTTGTCAAACAAGAGTTCCAAATATTCGTTGCCTTGTTTAATCTTAGTCAAATACTCTAAAGCATCCTGAGCACAAATCCCATTCTGATATAAAATATCGGACAGTTCAATAATATTCTTGATATTTGAACCATTGGCTAATGTCTTCTTAATAGACGACCGTAGGATCTTTGATATATCCTTTCTTGAATCATCAATTAGTGCCAGTTCCTTAAAATACTCGTGTAGATTGGTTTCTTTGCCATTTATAATCGGTAACGGTATATAAACTTCACTCAATCTGCTTAGAATAGGCTTTAATAAACTGTTCTTGTCTTCGACCACTATGAAAAACCGTGTATTATGACTAAAGATCTCTATTAGCCGCCGAAGAGCAGATTGGGCATCTGTAGTTAGTTTGTCTGCATTATTCAAAACAACGGACTTGAATGGGGCGTGTCTAAGTTCTAAATTAATCTTCGCAAAGAACTTTACCTGTTCTCTAACGAACTTGATGCCTTTCCCTCGTGCACAATCAACATTCATCACATACTCGCCAATTTTTTGTTTATCGTGTTTGTAGATAGATTGAATAAAGTTATTGACTATTGTGCGTTTTCCTCCACCAGAAGGACCATAGAACATTATATGAGGAACTTGATTTGACTCAACAAATTCGTTCAATCTATCAACTATATCATCGTGGATGTTAAGATTATTTTGAGTCATCAGGAATACACTACTACCTTGTTTGACCATCATAGTTTATATACTTTTGTTTGGAATGCTTGTTTCTTTAAAAATAGCTACAAGCATTTCGCCGATTAGGCCCAAGAATCAAGAGGCTTAGTGTAAGGATTGTTCTTAAAAGCAGTAAGAATATCCGGGTTAATTCTGTCTAACTGTTGTTTGCGGTCCTCAACTAAGTTCATGTTGCCCCCGTGTAAGAGACCGTGGGTGTCCATTGAAGGGATAGAGACGGGGCCTCCGCTAGGTACATTCCATCTGTTATTGTTTCGGTCGGTATCGCGGCGAGCAATCTGGACATTAGTGAATTGATTAAAAATCTGAGTGCCTCCCATATTTGGTCTGTTAGGATAAGTCTTGTTCACATTGTGTCTTTGGTTGTACGCAGCATCATATGTTTGACCGCCAATCTGGCTTGCTGCTCCTCCCGAGTTACCAGCATAGTATACTGACGTCGTATCACGCTGATTTTCAATAGCTGTCTGCTTTGATACGGTATATGCTCCGTCTCTCTGATTTTGAACATTCAAATGGTTGTTATCAAGTTTGCCTTCAGTCATCTGGCGATTAGTAGTCTTTGTTCTGTCGGCAGGATTATAAACTGGTGCTGCCGGAGCCGTAACACCCACATTTCCATTGGGACGACAATTACCAACCACATTTTCCTTACGTGTAGGTCTTAAAATGTCCATAATGGGGGCAACAGCCGCCTTAACAACCGCACTAACACCTCCTAAAATCTCAGTATTAGATGTGGCTCTATTGTTAGGTAGCAGCTTGTATCCCTTCACTCCGTAGTCTCCGGTAGATGCTCCTCCTTGTCCGGCAGCTGCCACGGCACCCATATTTGCGGAACCAAGTTGATGCTTCTTAGCAGGAGCATAAGCGCCCGTAGTGTAGGTAGCTTGTCCATCTTCACCAGCTGCTGCTGAGCCGAAATAGCTACACGTAGTGTCAATACGATTTTGGGGTTGTAATACTTCAATTCCTCTTGCTGTTTGAGCGTGTTCAACTCCAGTAGTGGTGAAGAAGCGAGACGGGCCCCATTCGAAGTCGGTGTCAGGTCTATTCTTCTCCACTTTGCCAAGAATACCCATATTCTTCACTTCGGCTGATGCCGGACCTTCGTGATTCAACAAACTAAAGGTCACCTTGGGATTGGTAGCAACTCGTAACTCATTAACAGTTCGTGGCAACCACGTTTCGCGAGCTTCCATCCCACT